AGGCTGACCTGGGACAGGAAATCGGCGGCTTTCATTTGATTATATCCTTTGTCAATTCTTCCATCGGGGTCAAGGCGCTTTGTGGCACAAAATAGCATGGCCGCGAGCCTGTTGGGTCTTTCCAATACTCAGGGCGTTTAACCGCCCCAATGCGACACCAACCCACCAGCCGATACTTGCCAAAGCTACCTATTACAAACACGCAAAGGTCGGCATCCTTGTCACTATCGTGCAGCAACAGATGGCCAGTCGGGCGGTCTGTATAGCGCACCTGGAGCGGGCCAACGTCAGGCGCTTTAAAGTCGCCCACAATCCCAGCCCAGTACAAATCTAGCCCCTTGGCAACGGCCAGTTCGGCCATAGTGCCTTCAATAGCATTGTGCCAGTTATAGCCTTGCTGGCCGTGCGTGGGTTGCCTGTTCTCGTCTATGACCTGCACCAGCCGCAGTGCGCCAACGTGTGCGCCGTGCAGCATTTCATACCAGCTAAGAATAACGTCCACTATTTGATTTTCCTGAGCTTGCTGGATTGCTCAACGCCCTGGCTTGATTTAAACGGCCAGCCGTTAGATGCGGCGGGCGTGGTTTGAGCGCGCTGCGCCCAAATGGCATCAAGGTAATGCTCAATTGTTTCGCAGCTTTCGATTAGCTCTTCCAGCATTTTGCGCGATGAAATTTCTGGTGTCATGGTGTTTCCCCTAAATAAATAGCAATACAAGGCCAGCAACAGACAGCCAGAACGCGGCCAGGCCGGTCAATATGTAAATGATGCCTTTGTCCATGATGCCTCCATTAAAAGCATATATCGCAGGTGCAACCCGGATTGCCGCCGCTCTCGCACCGGGGCGAGGCTGGGCGTGGGCGGCAGCGGGCGCAATCATAGTGAAGCCGGTCCCGGCTATCAAACCGAGCCGTTGCCAGCTTGGCATGACGAACGCCGCACCGGCAGGTGAAGGGGAATTGGATGGGCTTTAGCTTGTCCATTACACCCGCCCCGTCTTTTCGGGGCTGGAAATGAACGCCTCGTGATCGCTCTCCCAAGCCATCGCCTCGTCATGCTCGATTAGCGCGGCCTCAATCTCCCGGCTTGCGTCAAGCCAGGTTCCGTTTGGGTTGATCCAATAAGCACCGCACCCGTTTAAACCATAAGCGTCAAATTCGATATGCTCCAGCAAGGCACCCAAGCTTGGGAACCAGGCACCGTCACCGTTGGGATATGTGAGAATATATATCATGGGACACCAAAAACGGCGGCGATCACATGAACGCCGAGCCATAGCGCGGCTAGGATGCCCGCCAGCATAGCAACGCCCAGCACGGCATGGGCCAGGTGGTAGAGGATGCGAGGCGGGGGCGGCGGCTCATATAAAGGCATGTGGCGGTTCCTTTCAGGGTGGCAGTATGGGGAGCGCGGTTAAACGCTCCCCGGCTTGGTTAGTATGCGGCAGCGCGAACGCCTTGCACAGACTTATAAGTGCGAACAGTAAGCGGCTTGCCTTTGGTCAGCTTGGGGCCTTTTTTGATCTTAGAACCTATCAGCTTGCTTGGGCTTGGGGCCGCAAAGGTATAAACGCCCGGCTGGAACTTGCCGCCCCTGTCGAACGCTATGATCTCGCTACGCATGGAATTGTGGACGATGTATCGGGTCCAGGTCTTTCCCGCAAGCAAGTAAAGGCGCGACAAGTGGACACGAACGCCCTTGATCTTCAACTCGCGCCCGCAAGCCTTTGCCACGGCGCAACAGCCGGGGTTTTTGCGGGTGGCAAGCTGGCAATCGGCGCGGGTGACTTCAAGTTTCAGGGGCTTTTTTGCGTCAACAACGGGAAATCCGTCTATCTGTTTGTTTTGCATTGTCATTCTCCATATGGTCCCGCCCTTGCCGGAATGGCTTGGTGCGGTGCGGTTTAGGCTAGGCTTTTCTTAATACAAGCTTGGCAGTCCACTTCCTCCAGCTTGTCGGAGGCCGTCATAAAGGCGTTTAGTTTCTCAATTATGGCCCTATATGTGTTGGGCTGGCTTTCAATCGGAAAGCCGCGCCGCTCACAGTATGTTGTTACCATGCCGGTATGACGCTCCCATTTGATCCAATGGGTTCTCATTCGTCGGGCTGGTTGCTAAGTATGCCGCCAACAACGCCGGGCATTTCATCGCTGATGAAGTGAACCAGCCCTGACAGCTCTTGCCGCATAGAAGGCGCGGAGCGAATAAGCTTGGCAATATCCTTATGCAAGCCGGGCGCAATGCGGCAGACTTCCGCTTTACCGGCCATGATGCAATGCTGCTTGCCGCGCTTAACGATGCGCCATTGCGCCGACCATATTCTCATATCGCTTTCGGTGGGGGCTTTGAGTGTCATGCTTCACCTGTTGCTTTGGCGATTGCAGCACGGGCGGCAATCAAAAGCCTTTCCGCGTCTTCTGTTTCTGACGCCCCGCGCTCAAAGTCTATCGCTTCAACTATTTCTTCCAGCACAGCCAGCAATTCAGGCGCGGCGGCGGCAAGGCGGTCCCTTTCGTGGGTGCTAACAAAGCCAAGGGTGTGCTGCGTGGTCATTATGCGGCTTCCTTTGTTTCTGAGCGGTTTTCGGATTGCATCTCCCGAACGTCAGGAAGATATTTATTCCACATTTCTCCAAATTGTTTCCCAAGTTTAGCAATCAAATCATCGTTTGCATCAAAATCATGCCGAACAATGCTGCTTTGAAATAAGCAAAGTATCTCTAGATCGTTCCAACCGGCATCGTGCAAAGATTGAGCAACGCCATTCCAGAAGGCATTACCGGGGGTATTGAAGGAATACATAGGGTAAGGATGTTCGCGCCCTAAAGGGTCTTTGCTGCGAAGCGATCCTATTAAATAAGAAATATCATAGAAGCCATCAGGATTTTCTTTAGCCCATTCAGAAGGCGTTTTTCCGACATTGGCAAGGCGTAAAGCCGTCAATTCGCTGTCGTCAACGTGTGTTGCGACTTGATCTCTATCCGCCGAGATAACCGGGCACATCGAATAGGTGCCAAGCGGCTTGCAACGCTCAACGCCGTCAAGGCTGTAAATACCGCGCTGAAAGGTCTTGCCGCCTTGGCGCAAGGTTAGGCGCTTGGCAGTGCGGGCTATAACTTCGAAGCTAAATATGCAGTTATAATCGCAGATTGAGCGGGTGGCGTAGGTTTTGCCGGTCTGGAATTGTGTCATGGGCTTGATCCTTTGGGTTAGCTTGGCGGGTGTCTTATTGCATGGCATTGCATAGGGCGCAAGGGGGGCTATCGAACGGAAGCTGAAACGCCTAGCAATGCCGCGCGCGCCTCAGCATGGGCCTTTGCTTCCTCATAGGTGGCAAAGTCTATTTCGTCCGCAATGAACTCTTCCGAACGATCCGCCGAAAGGGTACGGGTGAAGACTGTCCACCCGTCCGCATCCTCTTCCGGCTCGCAATAGTCTTGCCCGTCCTCATAGTTCTGGAACGCGTGGTAAAAAACTTCCTTTGCAGGGATCATGGCGGTTTCTCCGGTTGGTTAGGGCGGGGCGGCTGGTTAGGCCGCCCCTAGGGGTTAGGCTTGCATCATCGGGACGTTATGGATCGGGCAATAGGGCGCGCCCCGGTCTAAGGTGGTTTGGCTTGCCCGCACGATGTAGGGCGCGCCTTCCGCAAGGCATTCGGGGCATTCGCACTTGATAAGGCGGGTTGCCTGTTTGGGCGCGGCATTGCTGGCGTTTAGGGTTTCGTGCGGGTATGGCGCGAACGCTTGAGCCTCAAACCATGCCTTGAAGGCGGGGCCGGGGGTTGTGCTGGTCATCTTGCCTTCAAGGCCAATGGCCGTGGCGCAGCGTTTAAATGCCGCCCCATGCCCCGCCTTGAGGCCGACTGTGGCATGGCAAAGCTCATGAGCCAGCGTTTCGGTCACGCTGAGCGGGTCCGCTAGGGCCGGGGATATGAATATCTCGAATTGCTTCCCATCGCTGGCGGCATCGGACCAGCATTCGCCAATGCGGCGTTTCTTGCGGGCTGTGGCGCTCTTGCTAGGCCAGCCGCAGGTAGAACGTACATTGTCCGGGATTGTGAAGCCTTGGGCCGTGAAATGGGCGCGTAGGGCTGTGGTGGCTGTTTGGAGCCATGCTTCGCGGTTGGTCATGGGTTAAGCAATCCAGCTAATTACGAGCATGGCGAAAAGCGCAACGGTGGCGGCTATAAGCATGGCGTCTATAGCGGCGGTAGCAGGGTCTTTATGCATGGCGGTTTCCTTTGCTTGGCGGTTTCGATAAGCCTGTTTAGACGGGATGCGGGGTTGCGTCAAGCGCAAGGATAGGGGGGTGTTGACGGGCTAGGCGCGTTGCGGTACAAACACAATGCCAAGTCAACAAAAGGAAGCAAAATGAACTATGCAAATCATTACGGGTATTCAGACGTGAACCCCTACGAGATCGTCCGCCATGTCTCCCCGACCACCATCGAAGTCCGCGCCATGAGCGCCGTCCGGGCTAACCCGGAAGACAAGCTGGGATTTACCCCCGGCGGGTTCTTCGGCCATTGTGACCGGCAAACCGATCAAAAGTGGGTGATCACCCCCCGCCTGGACGCCCCGGTTATCCGCATCCGCCTGTCCAAGGCAAAGCGGAAGGCGGGATGGTTCAACAAGGGCCGCGAGCGGTTCGTGCTATCGGACGAACCCCGCAAGTTCTACGACTACAATTTCTAGCCCCTAGCCCCCCCCGCGCCTAGCCCTAGCCCCGCCCTAGCCCGGCGGGGCTTTTGTTTGGGCATACGGTGCGGCGGGTTGTCGCGGGGCGGGAAAGATGAATATCCGTCATCTTCACGCATGGCCGGGGGCTAAAAGACGGATTGCTGGGTACAAAATTACGCCGTTACGGCCCTAATTAATATATTATTGTTACCCCCCCCTTCCCGTTACGGCTCATTACGGCCCGTTACGGCCTATAACGTGTGCATAAAACGGTGCCGTAATTCCGTAATAACCCCCCGTAGGGGGTTACGGAACGGGTTGCTGGATTGCTGGATGCTGGCAGGGGCAGGGGCAGGGGCAGGGGTAGCATGGCCCTTAGGCCCTTGCCTCCCGGCCTCCCGGCGCTAGGCGGATAGGCTCGCGTTCATCCCATCGCCCCGGCATGGGCCGCATGACAGGCGCGCATCCCATGCGCCGGGATTGTACTCATGTTGCGCGGGTAAACATTGATGTTGCTGGCCGAAACATTCTTCGACGGGGTGGGGTCGATATAGACATAGGCCCCCCCCACAAATCCGGCAGCCCTGTCCGACCTTGCCCTACCCGCATCCAAAATTTGCCGGAAATCCCAAAACCAAGCCTTGCCCTGCCCGCCATATTGACCCGGCGGTCAAATCTGGCCATATTCCACGCGGATTCACCTAAATTTGGTGCAATATGCCTTCACATTCGGACAAGCAGCGCCGTTTCATGGCCGCAGCGGCCCATGACCCCAAATTTGCCAAGAAAGCGGGCGTTCCAATGAAGGTCGCCAAGGAATACAACCAGGCTGATAAGGGCCCTAAGCTGGCCAAAGCCATGAAAAACATGACACGGGACGACACATGAGCAAGGGCGCGTTCAAAAAGGGAAACACT